ACTAGCTTCGCTATCATCGCCCCTGCTACCTTCGCTATTGCTACCGTCACTTCCACCTCCACTATTACTACCTATACTATCAATCTCAATATCGTTTTCATAAACGTCGTTAATTATATTGCCTTTAGCATCGGCAGTACCGTTACAAACATCATCATCGTCTGTATAAGAAGAACGCGATGAACAGGATTCGGTTCCACTATCGCTACTACTCGTGTCATCTATATCTTTATTAATATGAAATTCTTCGATATTGGCGTTATTATCGCATTCGCTTTTACTAATTACCTGATTATCATTATTAATATCCGCATTACTATCGCAAAGCGTAGCCAAGTCTATAGCATTTATATCAGTTATACTAGAATCTACAACAGAATCAATCGATGAAACACAAAATACGCCGTGTAGTTCCTTACAAACAGAATCAAAATCGTCGTGAATAATATATTGTTTATTACGGTCACTATCATCGCTATCGCCGCTGTTGCCGTCACAATCGCTGTTACCGTGACTATTACTACTATTATTTACGATTTTAATCTTATTTTTAACATTTCTAGTACCGTTCTTATTACTTTGAGATTCTCTATTACTATCACCAGATTCGAAACTATATGCATCTGTATCTTCTACGCTAAAGAGAACATTTCTATGTTTATTAAAATAATGATTTTTATCTAAATAGTCTATATCGTCAATAACGTTATAATAAAAATTCGCTTTAGTGGCATTAAAAAAACCATAGAAGTCGAGACCATTTGCGAAGTCGTGATGATTTAATAACTGGCTAGATAAATAAGAAAAAAAACCATCTACATACGCGGAGTTGTTTCTATCATTTGCCTTAACGACGCCGTGTGTATGTTCGAGTTTAGAAAAAGTGGGGAGATTTAACGCTTCGCTATTTACGGTACCTCGCGGGCTTTCGCTGATAATACTATCATATTTTCCTGTCATATATTTTATTGGGTCAATCAATGGAGAAAATTTAATAAAAATGGGTTTATGCACAATCGTTAATGATTCAGGAACACTCTTGAAACTATCTACGACGGCAGCCTGAATGTTATTTTTATCGACAATACCCGATAACGCTGATACATAATATCGCTGATTTAAATTGATAGAATTATAATTGGTATCGTTGAAATTAAAATAGTTTTCATATACCGGGATATAATTTTTACTATTTTTTATTTCAAGCTCGGATTCTTCTAAAGAAGAGAAAAGCCCAGAATTATCGTGTTTTCTATAATACAGAGAAAACGTTCCTTTCCCGGAAGAGGAAATAGTGTCGTCATTACCAATATCCATACTCTTAATTATTTAATTCAATACATATTTTTATTATGTTTCAAACTAATAAAAATATATTATATGCGTTCATAATAAATGTATTTTTTAATTTATATTAATATATTAGTATATTAGTATATTAAAGTATCAGAATCAAGTAATAATAATGAGTGTCGGATTAGAATTAGCAAAGTTTGATATGCGTTCGATTAGTTTTCGACCTGATGAAAATAAAGGCCCCGTTATCGTGCTTATCGGGCGACGTGATACAGGTAAAAGTTTTTTAGTTAAAGATTTAATGTATTATCATCAAGATATACCTATAGGTACCGTTATATCAGGAACAGAAGCCGGAAACGGTTTTTTCGGAGAACATGTTCCTAAACTTTTTATTCACGACGCCTATAATACCGCAATTATAGAAAATATATTAAAGCGCCAGAAAGCTGTATTAAAACAAATGAAAAAAGAAATTGAAACATATAAACGCAGCACAATTGACCCACGAACGTTTGTCGTATTAGATGACTGTCTTTTTGACAACAAATGGACAAAAGACGTGATGATGCGTCTTCTTTTTATGAATGGTCGTCACTGGAAGGTTATGCTCGTCATCACTATGCAGTATCCACTCGGTATACCGCCTAATTTAAGAACCAATATTGACTATGTATTTATATTACGCGAACCTTATATCGGAAATCGCAAACGAATATATGAGAATTATGCTGGTATGTTTCCGACATTTGAAAGTTTCTGCCAAGTGATGGACCAGTGTACCGAAAATTTCGAATGCCTCGTAATAAATAATAATGCGAAATCAAATAAACTGCACGACCAGATTTTTTGGTATAAAGCGCAAACGCACGGCCCATTTAAACTGGGCGCCAAAGAATTCTGGGAAATGTCCAAAGATATTCACTCGGATGACGAAGAGGAGCAATATGATCCAAGTAGCGTAAAACGTAAAGGACAAGGACCTAAAATCCAAGTCAAGAAAAATAAATGGTAAAGGTGTAGCGCATCATCGCGCAACTTACTTTAAAACAAGGTGAAAAATGTTGTCGTGAGTTTATCAATATCCTTTGACGGTATTTTACCTGTTCTTGGGTCCGTATCAGAAACAATACCTAAACACATGGCCGGTATATTAAAATGATTAGACAAAAACATAGCCAAATATATACTCTCTGAACCTAGCAATATTTTATTTGTATTTTGTGTGGATAATGTATTGGTTTGGTTGTCTTCATATGTATGATTGCGACCACTGCCAGCACCACGTCCACTACCTTTATGGCCATTCCCAAACATATTATTAATTAATGTTTTAACATTATCGTTTGATAAATTATTTATGGTAATGGTATCTGTTGTTAAATATTTCGTATTTTTGCTTATTGTTTTTATCTGTATATAGTCTTCCATTGATTGTATATTTTTATAATTACTGAAATCGTTATGAATAATAGCAGATGAAAGCTGTAATATACTCGATGGTTTTAAATAATTACTGTATATAATAGACAAATCTATTATATATGATGGCTTCAATAATTCAACAATGCGTTTCAATTCATTAATTAAATACGATTTTTTTTTGATTTTATTAAACGATGTTTTTGTAAAATAGTAGTAATTATCATCATAATTATATATTACACCATCCAGTATTTTTATTTTTTTAGAATATTTCTTCAAATAGCTGAATATAAATCTAAATTGACTTTCTATATTTATATTGTCAACTATTATAAACGCTCCCGTTATATTCAAATTTAAATCAACATTGTCAAATTTACGAGCAAATGGTTTATTATCTTTTATAAGTTCGAGTAACCATTTATTTTCCGATAATTTTGCCGGCGTATGTGTAAATATACTATTAATCCAATAATAATCTTTGCCATTTATATTTGTAGGCGACATTGTTATTAAACTATTTTTACCCAATATGTCCACTGCATATTTTACATTGTTAATTACTAACTGTACATATGTTTGAATATCATTCCCTGTATCATTTTCAAAATAATAATGATAACCATTAGGTGTTTTTTCCGTTACAGTATCTTTCGGGACTTTATCTATTAAAAAATCGGCACTATCTATACCATCCTTGGTATCGATATCTAAAACAATATATTTTCCAGGAACATACCCAATTGCATTTTTATTCTTGAACCGAATATTTTCTTTTCCGACGACCTTGGAATTGTTCATTATATGTTTTTTCTTGTTTTCATTTAGATATATTATATTGTAATTTTTAACATCCAATCCAATCGCTCGTAACTTATCGAAATTAGTTTTAAGACGATACATATATATTGCCTTATTTGCCCATCTATATAAAAAGTAAATTAATATAATAGACAATACTATTGTTATTAGTGCGAAAATAAATTTGAAAAAATTATACGGGCTAGAAAATGCCTTTATGTTCCAAGATTTTAATGAAAATATTTTTGTAGGTTTTATTTTTACCATATAATATATGAGGTTAAATTAACCTTATGATGGGTATATATTAATTATATATTATATATTATGTTTGTAATAACATATAATAATCATTTAATAACATATAATAATCATTTAATAATATATAATAATTATAAAAACTACAATAATTAAAATAACCACATTTTCAAATTAAAAATGGATTATGGATTATGGATTATGGATTATGGATTATGGATTATGGATTATGGATTATAGATTATGGATTACGGATTTTTAATTATCAAAATGACTCGTAAGTTTGGATAATCCGTGGTCACTCTTTTTATCTAAAACAACATTTTCTGAGTCAAACATAGTCTTTTTAATATCATCCATCGTAGAATTTTCATCGAGTCCATCGAAATTCGCAACATTTGCCACACCAACAAGCTCACCTTTCTCGTTAAGTGTCTGTGTAAGTTTGTTACCTGACTCTTCTGCCTTCTTCATATTCTCCTCAATTGCCTTCTGTTTTGCCTCGCGTACACGTTTATCAAAATCCTGTTTCGCCATATCTTCATTTTTCTTTTTATCTGCCATAAGTGAATTCAGAGTTTCCTCCATATATTCTACACGACCTGTTTTGTATGCCTCGGGATGAAAAGGAACCCACATACCAACTTGCCCTACATAAATATCGTGATTAGGGTCTACCTCACGCAGCAATTTACAACGAAGCTCTGCCTCGCCTTGTGTGGAAAAAACACCGCGTACCTTAATACCACGTACCGACGTCTGAAAATTATGTTGTTCGCCAAATTGCTGATCCAATAGTTCCTCATTGTTGTCAATAAACGTCTTATAATCATCGCTAATAGTAGATGCCTTAGCAAGAGCAGCTCCCTCCTCTTTATTAAAATCTTGAAAATCGGCGGTCAATTTATCAAATGAAATAGAATACTTAAATGAAACGAAGTTTAGAAATTGTGTGAACTTCTCCATCGATTTCTTGAAATCCCATTGTTTGATAAATTCCTCGAAAAGAAAATGCTCCTTTTGTTTTATAATATGTTCTGGAGATACAAATGACAAACAAACAAACTTTTGTCCGGCAATCGGCTTATCTTCCTCCAGAAGGTCGACATATTTAGGATTCTCTTTCCCATCTGGAAGATACTTAGGCGTTACACCCTCTGGCAACTGATTCTGGTTCTGATGAGACATTTTTGTATTATATATAAATATATTTAACAAATCATTTTAAGTTAGTTTACGCTTTAATATTTTTCGATTTTAGTTTCAATAGTTAAACTTTTGATAATATTGTTAAACTTTTGTTAATATTGATAATATTGATAATATTGATAATATTTATAATATTAATTACGTTAATTATATTTAGCAACAATAAAATAATATTTTTTTCTATATTATATTTATAATGTACGGAACACTTGACTTTAGTGAGCTTTTTAAGCGTTTTATTAAGTATATCATCGAGGGTCTTTGCGTAGCCATTGTCGCTTACTCAATCCCGTCTCGTTCTCTCAAATTCGACGAAATTGCCTTGATTTCTCTGGTTGCTGCCGCAACCTTTGCCATATTGGATGTATACGTCCCTAGTTTAGCTGTTTCTGCAAGAACCGGTGCTGGCTTCGGTATCGGCGCCAACCTCGTTGGATTCCCCACCCCTCTTCGCATTTAAATAGTTCGAATATAGTCGCTCTATAGCAACCCATATTGTGATGGGAGAGACTTTATATCCATATTGTATTTATTACAATACAATATGAATTTATTAGAAATTACACAACCCGTTCCTATTAATATAAAATATTTTTATATACGTATTATAAATTACATTGTACTAATGTTGTTACGTACCATTTTTAGTAATAAATTAAATAACATACAAGTATTATTTGTAGTTCTTCTTTGCGCGTGCCTTGTTATTAGTTTTTACATTATGGTAGTTACTCTATTCTCAAAAAATAATACACACAATCACATATTTTCGGCTTGGCAATTCCCAATGCTACTTGCCATATTTATTGACACGATATATCATACTGGTAGTTTTAAGAAATATGTTTGTTAGATGTTTTATATATAGTTACATATCACAGAGAACATTTTTCATTATATAAAAATATTATTCTGCATTTAATATAACAATGTCTCATAGTCTTAGTAGTCTTGGTAGTCTAAGTACACAAAGTAGTCCAATTAGTAGTCGAAGTAGTAGTGGAAGTAGTCAAGGTAGTAGTGGAAGTAGTCAAGGTAGTGCTAGAATGGTAAAATTGGCGAAAATATATCAAAAAAATGGAAAAGAGGTTAAAGAATGGGATGGGAAAGAACCGGAACCTAATACGGCCATTTTTGTACCTGTTAAATTGGATAACGGCTGGATTAAGAGAGAGGTGTCTCTTAATTGCGGCGATCTTATTAGAAAACAACATAGCTGGTATGATATTCAAGGTGAACCATTAAGTTTTAAAATTCCAGATCCTTATTCTTTTCCAACCACCGTTGGAACCTATTTAAAATTATCTAATTCATCTAGCACTTGGGGACAGCCTCGTATCTTAGACGAATGTTGGCACCATGTAAC